TTCAAGTCAGTAGTGTCGCCTTCAGTTAAATACACAAACGTCTTGGAACTACCATTAAATGATACTGCTAAATCTGTTCCATCCACAGTCAACCCATCAGCCGTGACAGTGCCTTGGACATCTATGTTGTTATAGAACGTGCCACCGTTAGCTGATGACACCATGTCTGCGGTAGTAAACGACTTGAACGCAATGACGTTAAGTTCATCGCTTGTCGCCGCGCCAGAAGCCAAGACAACAGACGTACCTGAAGTCGCCGTGTAGTCTGTGCCGTTCTCTAGTACCACACCGTTCAGAGTAACAATCAGATTGTCTTGCGTGTAGCTGAGTGTATTCGCGCTGTCGTCCGCACCTGAGAATGTCGTCTGACCAGATGTCGCTGTGTACTTATACTCAAGCAACGATGCGTTACCCGCAGATGTCGCAGCAATCCAGTTTGCACCATCGTACACACGCATTTCGTTTGCAGTGCTGTTAAAGTACAGTGCGCCCGACACAAGTGCATCGCCATCGTTATCCACAGTCGGATCGGCAGTCTTAGACCCAAGATATCTGTCGTCAAACGTGTCATACGCAGAAGCCGCTGATGCCGCACTTGCCGCCGCAGCCGATTGACTTGCAGCCGCTGCCGTAGCGGATGTTGATGCCGCAGATGCGGATGTAGACGCGCTAGTAGCTGAAGTCGCAGCATTCGTTTCCGATGTTGCCGCGTTTGTCTCGCTAGTCGCTGCGTTTGTCTCAGAAGCGGCTGCGTTGGTTTCTGACGTTGAAGCGTTAGTCGCCGCTGTGGATGCTGTGGTTGCTGATGTGGCAGCATTTGTCTCTGATGTCGCAGCGTTAGTCGCAGAGGTAGATGCATTCGTTGCCGCAGTAGAGGCTGTTGTTGCGGAAGTTGATGCAGATGTCGCAGATGTTGCTGCATTTGTTTCGCTTGTCGATGCCGCAGTTTCTGACGATGCCGCCGCAGTCTCGCTTGCCGCCGCTGCGGTTTCACTTGCCGCTGCCGCTGTCTCAGATGCTGCCGCCGCGTTCTCGCTAGATGCCGCTGCTGTCTCGCTTGCTGTGGCAGATGTAGCAGAAGCAGACGCAGAGGACGCTGACGTTGCTGCATTAGTTGCGCTTGTAGATGCCTCTGATGCTTTTGTTGTCGCAGTCGTTGCAGATGTAGATGCAGATGTAGCACTTGCAGAAGCCGCACTCTCACTTGAAGCAGCAGCCGTAGCAGATGCAGCGGCAGCGTCTTTACTTGCTTCAGCTTGCTCCGCAAAACTGTCTACGTTATCAACATCCTCGTCGCTGGTCATACCAGCGGTTTGCGTCCAAGTTGTTGTAGCCATTAGCGAGGAACCCCCATGCTAAGAGGCCCAGAAACACGAGCCTTTTCATTTTCAATATTCAACGCTTCGATGCCAGACTGATAAAGGCCAGCCCACACTTGAACACGCGCATCGTCAACTAAGTATGGCGCAGATTGCAGCAACGCCCCGTAAAGCAAGACGTCAGGCGCATCGCTTATAAGCCAGTTATCAGGCTCTAAGTCCGTCAAGGCTGGGATGCGCCCATAGTATAACATAGAAATGCTGTAGCTTGCGTCTGGCGTTGGATAAAACTCTATTTGCTCTGCCGTTAAACGCATATACTTTGGCTTACCGCCAGCATCTGATGCAGCGCGCAGCTTTTCCATTTCAACAGAAGATATTGATGTTATTGCCCCACCCGCCGCGTGCTGCACTTGGCGTATCTCAATAAAGTCGTTAGGCAAATTTTCGTAGCGCTCATTTGCGTCTGTCGTAACGCGCTTTTCTTGCTTCCAGTGGCGCAAGTCCCGCGCAATACGCGCCTCTGCAAGACTGATAAAATCCGGAATAACGCTGGTTAGGTCGTCACGATTTAACCAATTTGCGACCGCAGTTTTAAGCTCGGAATAAGTTGTAATGCTCACAGCGTGCCCGCCCTTGTCCTAAATACTCTGTTATCGCGGTCATTCAACCACTTGCGCAGCGCCTTCGGATCGTCGGCGATGCCCTTACGTTTCAGCTCATAATACACTGAAAGCGGGATCGACGCCACCTTGTTGACGTCGCTGTATCGATCGGGGGTGTCGTTGTACTGACGCTTGTTCGCCTCTGCGATCGCGGAGACGTCCTGCTGCGTCTCGACAACATATTCACCTTTGTCTGTCACATGCCAATACTTCGTGATGCCTGTCACTGGATCTTGGCTAAAAATTCGCTTCATGCTTTCCTCCAAAAGCGAGAGGGGCGACCGAAGCCGCCCCGCTTAGACTTATGATGTAGCCAAATCGAAGACGCCTGCGTGCGCAGCTTCGTTTGTCACTTTTAAGCCGAACTCTGCCAAGACCATACGCTTCTCAGCGTCGCCAGTCTTCGCAAGCTCAACTTGCTGGATTGGACGTAGGTAGCACACAGATGCGTACTCTGGATCTAGCAAGAACGCGTCACGCTCACGCTGGAAGCGGTTAGCTACAACATTCAAAGTGCCGAAGTCTGACAGGTATACGTCAGCAGCACCAATAATCGTTGTTGGCGCGTCTGATGGCGCTTGGTAGCGCTGTGCCGCGATACCCGCGAAACCTGACACAACTGTCTTGTTGTGTGGGCCTACCATCAAGATGCTTGGCTGACCGCCAGCGGTAAATGCGTTCTGCATAGCAGTTTTTAGCATTGCCTCTGTGAAGTCCGCCTGACCGTCAGCAGAGCTGTCAGTACGAGCGTCTGTGCCGTCACCAGTTGGTGAGGCACCATCAGTTGTACCGCCTGTCTGGAACACGTCGTTTGTCGCGATCCATGCACCCAAGCCGCCTGTCTCACGAGCTGTTGACGAGTTGCCAGCAACCTGTGCGTTGTTGTCGGTCAGAGTTGCCTCGATATCGCGGCGAAGCTCTTTACCACGCTTAGCAAGCTGGTACGCAAGTTCGTCGTTACGACCCGCAAGATCCTGCGCGCCCATGTTGTCTGCGACAATTAATGTGCGGCGTAGAATGTGCGTGTAGTTACCAACGCGAGTTGTTGCTGACGTGCTGTCGAATGAAGACACATCATCCCCATCGATGCGTGCGGTTGTTGAAGTTGACGCCAAGCTATCAGTCTGCCACTCAAAATATGTGTTAGACACATTTTCTGAGCCGACGTTAGATTGTAGTGGAACTTCTTCAGGTGAGATATTGGCGATTACATCTGCCAAGCTCTCGCGGATACCAGCAGCGTCAAAAGACGTGAAGGTGTTGCTTACGATTGCCATAATGGCCTCCTAGAGTAGAGTTTTAATTGCAGCCGCGGCATCCTGCACACGGCCAGTTTGACGAACGCGTTGAAGCGCCTGTTTTTGTTCGCTCTTCGGTCTAGGCTGTGTGCTCCGAGATCCAGCTTTGAGTGTCTTAGTCTTCTGCGTCTTCGGCTTTTTCTTCGCCTCCGTTGCGCGTGTCTGACCTTGATCGTATAACATCGCTTTCCTCGCTAACTTCACAAGCGTAGCATTCGTTAGGCCGTTGACATCTTGTTCGCTAAATCCCTCCTTCAAGAGGAAGCCGCGGATGTCTTTTGCCTCTTTAGACGCGACGGTATTGTCACGCCATTCAGGAATGAGTTCCGGCAGAATTTGGCGCTGCTCTTCGAAGTATTGAGCCTGCATCTGTTCCAGACGCTGCTGCTCTAACCCCATCATGCGCTGACGCTCAGCTTCGACGGCTTGCATTTGAGCTGTGCGCTCTTCCTGCTGCTTTCGCCACTGGCGCTCTGCCTTTGCTGCCATCGTAGGGTCTGTATCGTACAGAGTGTCCCAGTCTGGCTCCTGTTCGACCGGCTGCTGCAAACGCTCCTGCAATGCAGGCAACATCTGAGCATATTGAGCACGTTCACGCTGTATCTCTTCGTAGTTTACCTCGAGCTGCTTGCGAGCCTCGGCAAGTTCCTGAGTTTTGCGTGTGTAATCTCGCTGCCTTAGATTTCCGCGTTTAAGCTCTTCGACGGTAATCTCTTCGCCATCTACTTCGACCGTGGCCGATAGTAAGTCGAAGGATGCGTCGTCCTGCTCGCCGGCATCGTCTTCAGCTTCGAAATCGCCTTCGTATTCTGTGTCGTACTCTTCCGAGTATTCTTCAGCTTCCTCCGGCATTTCGGCCTCTGCCTCTACGGCTTCGGCCTCAAGCGCATCAGGCTCCGTCACGGTGTCCTCTTCAGGCGTGAGCATGGCTCTGATTGCATTTTGGGCGGTTTGCAGATCAGTCCCTAACGGGTTATTGGCTTCTGACATCCTTAATCTCCATATTATGCGCTATTTTCCCTTTTTTTCAATAGTCGCATTATCTTCCATTGCACGCAGCTTCTGGCGAACCGCCTGAACGCCGCGCAGTTTCATGTAAATGCCCTCTCGGGCTTCGTTATCGCTGGCGCTCGTTGCCTTGAACTCCTCCCAGCAATCCTGCTCGATTTCATCCATGAAACGAATAAAATCAGTATCCCGCATGAGACGGGCAGCCTCGTGCCCGTCGTCAATAATTTGTTGCTTAGTTTTCACGCGTTGCATCCTTTATCAGATCAGCTTGCGCCTTCATGACTTCGCGGTTAATCGCCATCTCGCCGCGGATCTTCTCGACGTTAAGCTGCGTGCCGTACTTGGCCTGCATCTCCTCCGCCTTGACGTACAGCTCGGCCTCGAGCTCGTCGCGCTTGCGATCGTCTTCCATCATCATCTTCTCGCGTCCAAGTTGCAGCTCGGCCGCCTTCTTCTGGATGTCGGCTTGGATCTGCTGGATCTGCACCTGAATGAGCTGCTCGTTGATGTCTGGCTTGTCCTGCTTGGGCGGAGGCTGGAACTGCGCCGGATCTGACCAGAACTGCGACACATCCTTGAAGCCCGCGAGCTCTGTCATCGCCTTCAGCGTATTCGACAGCTTCTGCATGTCGGTCAGCGGGTTCATCGGGCCCATGGTTGCCATGGCCTCTTTCTGCATCTCCGCGATCTGGCGTAGCATCATCATGCGCTCAGTGTCCGTACCGCGTCCGAGTGCCACGTTGATCGAAACATCCATGTTCGCGTTCCAAGCGCGCGGATCGATCGGGATGAACTCGTTAGACAGGCGCACCATGCGCGGCTGATCCTGATGCGTCGTGATCAAGTGCAACACGATGCGATAGAGCTGCTTCATGCCCGTCTCGGCAAAGATGCGCGCGATCATCTCGATGTGCTGCTGAGCGCTCGACACAGTCGCCTGAACGGCCGCTGCGGTGGATGATTGCAACGCACCCGCGTCAAGGCCCATAGACGCCTTTGAGATGCCTGTGCGGGCCTCTTTGATCTCATCCATGTATTGCAGCACTGGGAATGCCTGCTGGCCAACGAATGGCATAGACAGCGGCTGCACCTGACCGGCTTGGCGCTGGCGGATGATGGCGCCGACCTCTGTCGACATAACGTCGTCGATGTTGACCATGCCCTCGGTCACTGCGACGCGTGGGTGGATTGACATCGCCAAGCTATCGAGCGTGTTACGCATGATCGACGACTTGATACGCTGAATGTCCATGACGGTGTCTGCGATCGACATGCCGAAGAAGTCGTGCGCCTCGGGGTCGGGGCAGAACACGGCGAACGGCAGCATCGCGCACGGCTCGTTCATGAGTATCTTTTTACCGTCGCCGGCGGTGCACACTTTTCGCAGCTCGGCAATCCCGTCGCCGTCGTAGTCCACTTTGATGTAGTTTTCGACGTAGAGCACTTTCTTCATCGCCGGATCGTTGCGCTCGTTCATCTCGTTTGTGAGCGCCTTGTTGCGCGTGTAGCGCTCGACGTTTGTCTCCATGTCGTCGTAAGCGGATCCGAGATCCGACACGTCGTCGTAGTCGTAGCCCATGGCCACGAGCTCTGAGACGGTCACGATGCGGCGGTGCGCGACGTAGTCACTGTCCTCGAGGGACTTGGCTTCACGCGAAATCAGGAACTCCTCCGGAGGCACAGCCTCCAGCTTCACGCGTCCGTCTGGGTATGTGTATGTGGCGCGCACGGCGTGCACCATGGGCGGAGGTACAATTGTACCGCTCATGGGATCAATCTGCGGCTCTCCGATTGGCTCGGATGCGACGATCTCAACGTCGACGTCTGGATCCGCCATAATAGCGTTCAGGCCGTTGTCATCGAGGCCGCTGAGCTCGTGCGTCTCGAAGCGCGTCTGATCGTCCCAGTAGCACTTCAGTACACCCGCCTTGCGGATCAGCGCGTCCTTGAACGCCGCGTGAATGTGCAGGAAGCCGTTGTTGTCGCGATTGATGATGTAGTTTGCGTATTCCGTCGCCTGCTTGGCAGCCGCGACATCCTCCGGCCCTTGGGGCGCGTATTCGACGGTGCGGTCGGTGCCATGGAAAATGCGCATCAGCGACGGCATGATGGCCTGCACGGTGTCGCGCACGTCCATGCTCACAACTTGGCTGCGGCCCTCTTCCTCGTTGCCGAACGGCTCGCCGCGGTAATACTCAGTGGCTGTGGCCCTGATCGGGCTGATCCAGTTATCGATAAAGTCGATTGCGTCGTCGATCTCTTTGCCAACAATACCTTGCAGCTCGTCGTCGTCCATCTGGTCAGGATTTAGCTCGGCCTCGATTTCTGCCGCGAGTTTATTGATTTCGTAGTCCATTTTATAAGCCCTCTTGTGCGGCGTTTAACTTGGTGTTAACATGGTTGCTGTTATAGGAGGATAACATCATGTCTGATAAAAATACATACGACGAGATGGATCTAACAGATCCTCTCCGAGCTGGCATATACTCACTAGCATTTATGCTGTGGGACAAAGAAGGCGATTTACCCAAAGATATTGTTGAGCTTATCGAAAATATTGTTGAGCAAGAACGCAACTCTAATTCCCTCGTATAAATGCCTCAATTAGGCTCCGGTTGTACATATTCGCAAAATCAGGCCCGAGCCTGTTATATGTATTTATGTACGTTGACGCTTCATCAACAAGCTGGTTATCAACTAACTGGCTTGTTTTGGGGTTCATCGTAAATATTCGCTGCTCACTTGGAAGCAAGTAATCCCTAAAATCTAAGGAATTTTGGCCAGTAGTGAAGCCGCCAGCTTTTGCGCTTTCTGCAAGTTTTGGAAGAACAGTGTTTCGCGCCATAATGGATGCAGGAACACTTACGCCATACGTCTCAGCACCTGTGCCCGCTCTAGCTGTGTACTTAGTATCGTATGACGGATGATCTGATGGCAAAAGCCCTTGCGCTATATCTGGTGTCCCAAAGCGGTATCCCGCACTAAAGCTAGGAGCATTTACGAGATCTGGGTTAGTTGCAGCAAAGCGCACCTCACCAACGTCAATAGCTCCTTCAAGACCCTTTATATCAGCCTTATCGATGCGCTGAATAAACGGCTTTCTCACGCTTTCAGCCGCTTGTGAGCTGAACCAGTCTCTAAAGGCTGGCGAAACAACGCTTGGTATCACGCCTTGATCAGGCGCCTCAATCGGAGGCTGCCCAGCTTTTACACGAGCTTTGTTTATTTTAGCTAATTGAGTTTTTTGCTGATTACCGATGATTGTCTGAAGTTCGCTATCAATCCGAGCCACTGTATCGCGCGGCATTTCTGATGAGTAGATCGCCTCTGCGAATAGCTCGGCTTGGTGCTTCGCAAAATCGCCAGATCTCTCACCCATAGGAGCATAGGCAAATTTAATATCTTGGTAATTTTGAGCATCCTTCAAAACGTTATGCTTCGGCACCATTACGCCTCTGTGAGATGCCCACACATCGCCAGTGTTCATGAACTCTGGCCCAGCTTCCATTCTAACCGGACGACGTAAAACCATATCTCCGATACTGGTTATTTCAGTTCCTCCAGATGTCCGATCGCCAGCCGCAAAGTAATACGTCTTCCCAAGATCATCTTCCGGCCTAATCAGTGAAGTTGCCGATAGAATGCCAAGATCATTAGCGCCTGTTCTCCAGTTGTATGGAGCTGTTTTCTGCTTTGTATTTAGCGAGAACGGAGAAAATAGCGCTAAGTCTTTTGCTCTGCCCGCATCTGCTCTCGGAGGATTGAAGTAATCTGAGCCAACTTTTGCAGCACCAACGCTTCCACCCTGACCACTACGCTGGAACACCTCTCCGACGCCCTCGAGATCGCCCTGCGCGACAGCTCGAACAAGCCCACGCGCATCTGCGCCGATCGCGTCATCCGCAGCGCGTGCGACGCGCATTGCGGTGCGGCCTGCGGTGCCCACGGCTTTTGTCGCCGGCACGACAGACGCCAAGTTCGTGACGTCCGCGAGGTACGCGTCATTCGCCATGCGGATCTGCTCCATCGTGGCGTCCTTTAGCTCGACGCCCTCTGGCAAGTACGCAGCGGCCCCCTGAGACGCGCGGCTGTACGATTGGCCGATACCTTGGGCGACGCCCTGAATGGCACCCAGTGGGTCTGAAATCGTGTTTCCGACGCCCTCGAGCAGGCTGCCGCCCACGGAGCGTGCGACGCCCATCGGATCCTGACGTATCGCGGTGCCGAGGCGCTCTCCTCCGCTCTCGTATCCGTCGTCGAGCCCGATCACGTTGTCGATCAGCGAATAGCCAAGTCCGCGCGCCTGACGTAGAGGTTCGCGGAGGCGTGGCGGGATGTAGTAGTTGAAGTCGACCATTACCACTTTACCTTGTTTGCCCAGTAGGCCGCGGACATTTTGCCCTTGGCTATGTTCTTCGCATGGCGCGCCTTAAACGACTTGCTGCGCGCCGTAGTCTTCTTGTCACCGCTGACGCCTTGCTGGCCAAAGCGGATCGTCTTAACTTTGTCGCCTTCTTTCGCCACCACGACGTGCGATTTCGTCGGGTGCTTCGGGGTGCGCTTCGGCTTGTTATAGCCAGATACGCCGACACGAGATAACCGAGCATCCTTCTTCTCCGCCATTAGCGTCTCCGCAGTTTGAACTCGTCAAACGGATCATACACGTTAGGTGTCGACAGCATCGGCGCGGGATTGACGCCTGCGTCGATCGCGCCAGACGCCATAGCCGTCAGCAAGTCCATCGGCATCGGCTGCTGGAAGTCGTACACCTCAACGCCGCTAAAGTCTTCCTCGAATGTCGTCTCGGGCTGTCCGTTGCCAGCCGGTGCTGGCGTCGCCGGCGCCTGCGGCATGCTGCCGACAGAGCGTGAGGCGTCCGCCACAGCCGCGTTGATCGCGCGCTGCTGGTAGCCCATGGGGCGTATGCCGAGCGCATTCGCCAGCATGCTCATAGGGCCGCCGACAAAGCGGTCGCCGCTCTGGCCGAGGCCGCCGCCGTCAAAGAAATCGCGCGGGCCCGCTCCGCTGCCAATGAATGCAAGTGGGCCGCCGTATGAGGGAAAGCCCTGCGCGGCCATGCGATCGTAATAGCGTCCGGCTGCCTGCCCGCTGCCCTCATTGCGACCGATCGTGCGCGCGGTGCGCTCGTAGTAGTCTTGGTCGCGCTCCTTGAGCCCGAAACCCATGGCCAAGTCATTGAGGATCCCGCTGACTACGCCTTTTTTCTCTTCTTCGTCTTTCTCGGCCATCAGATCGCTCGCTTGAGCTTGCCGAGGCAGACGCCCGCCTTCTTACACGCCGCCGGTGTCGGGCAGCCGCTGCATGGCTTAAACTTGGTCGTTGTGGTCGCTGACATTACTTTTTCCTCTTTTTCGCTTTCGCTTTCTTGACCGCCTTCAAGTCGGCCGCGGTAATCTTCTTGCGATTGCCAGCCATAGCGGCCAGCTTCTTCTGCTTCGGAGAGTATTTACTATACGGCATTACTTCTTTTTCGCTTTCTTCGGTTTTTTCGCTGTTTTCGCAGCAGCTTTAAACGCTTTCGCGCTCGGCGCGCCTTTGCTTCCAGCCTTGCGCATCTTTTCGCCGCTTCCCGCCTTAATGCGCTTACGCTTAGCGTGAATGTTCGCATAGAGCCCCTTCTTTGGCATCTCAGTCTCCTTAAACGCGTTATCAGCATAATACAGTAATTACGCGCAAAATAAACCCCACGCGCACAGGGAGGGGCGCGTGGGGGAGCTGAACCAACAAAGCTCTATGCGGCACGAGCGGGAGGAAAGGCCGCATGGGGCCAGTCTATCAGAGTTTGCGAAAAACTTAATCGCAATAAAACGCAAACTTTTTCACTTTTTCTCTTGCTAGGGGTTGATGTTAACAATTAGTTAACTTATATAAGATGTAGAGTTAACGAAACGCCAACTGACGGAGGTATCCCATGGCACATTCTCTTTCTTTCCTTCTTTCTTCTGAAGCAGCTTCGGCTCGCATGGTTGAACGCAAGCCTGCGTTTGTTGTTCACGCGGAGGTCGCGCCAAGTTCTGATGCGCCAATGGTCGAGCTGGACGCTGACAGCCACGACCATGCGTACACTCTTGCGCAGAACTGGCTGGTTCATGGACGCGCTGCAAGCGCTGCCGTCCGCAAAGTCAACGCTGACGGCACGCTTGGAAATCCCGACATTTTCGATTTGCGTGACTTCGAGGACGAGCTTGCGGAGGACACGCAGGCCAATTTGAACCGCGTCATGTCGCAGTACGGTCTAGCGTTTTAATGTACGCCAGTGACCTGCGCACATTCATCCTACAGCTACACGGTGTCGACATCGTGTGGCTGCCAACAACGCTAGAAGAGGAGCCACCGTTTTGACAAGTTACGATATAACGAATGACAAGTGGGTGCGCGAAGACGCAGTCTCGCTGCAACACGAAATCGCCAGCAACAAGCATCAAATGAAGCGGCACGAGGAGCGCGTGAAGCGCATGCACGAGCAAAATTCAGGCGTCAGATCGTCGTCGATTTCTGCTGACATCGGCCACTACATGGGTATCATAGAAGACCTAAAACAGAAGATCGCAGATCTCGAAAAGAAGTTAAGTGAAGGAGAAAAACATGACTAAGTGGATCAATCTATTCAGCAAAATACGCGCACTCTTTGCGCGCATGTGGGCAAAAAGCGATAACACAAAGCCAGCAAAAAAGAGGAAAGCGATAAAGCAGCGATCGCGCGATCACTTGGGCGCTCACTACTACCTCGGCGACCTCCTCGACCAGCTCGACAACTCGTTCAAGTCGCTAGACAGCCTCAAGAAGGTCAACAAGGAGGCGTACAGGACATTCAGCAAGGTATCGTGCCACGTCGCATCGACATACTTAATGAGAGGGACTGGCAATCAGTACAGCATTACGCGCGATCAAATACCGTCTGTCGGATGTAGCTTCATATCCGACACTGGCGACAAGCGAGTTACAAAAGTTGTAGACGGCGAAGAATTTAGGGCGCCTACGTTCTGCTACTTCAAGCGCATAAAAAACCCAATTAACGTGCAACAGACAAACGGGGTTACACTTGAAGTTTGCAGCGTCTTTGAATTTGAGAAGGGGCCGGAGGCTATAAATTTTTACGTCTCCATAGACGAAGACTTAAACATAACGCCCCTCAAAGAGCTTCACGTCAAAGAAGTTCCCGTGCGGCCAAAGGTGTCTCGCAAAAACAACAGGCCGTTCAACATACGCAGAGCGTACTGGCAGCAAGCTCCATACATTGAAGATATGGCAAAAGAGCACCATGAAAGCGTAGAGGAGGCTGCGGCATACCTCACTTGGATCGCCATAAACTCTGTCCTCGCAATGGATAACGGCGTGCATGTCCGCGTCGCAAAGGGATCAAAGCGCGTGACGTTTGCCATCGACATGCTGCGCACGCCCTACTTCTTCAAGGATCGCGATAAAACGGTCAACGAAAACGGAAAAACGCAGAAAATCTTTCACATCGTCGCGGGACACAAACGCAAGCTCGCAAACGGTGAGGAGACAACTGTAAAATCGCATTTCAGGGGCATACGAAAATTCATGTGGAACGGGTTCAAAATCAATATTCTTTTGAACGGAAAACACATAAGATCCTTTAATGAAAACAACATTGACGGCGTCGAGTTGCTGGAAAGCCAACCAATGCCGGAGGGATATGTAAACAGCCAAGTAATCGTAGACGCAGCAAGCGAGGCATATGATCGATTATGAAAAAGAAACTACCGCCGGCACTTGAGGCCGAGTACAAGTTCCTGAAGCAGCAAGTGGATTTCTGGATGGAGGCGTGGACGAAACGCGACGCGTCGCCATCCGCCGGCAGCCGCTACTGGTACGCCAGACAGGATCTCAAAAAATTCGTAGAAAACCGCAGGAAAGAGGGATTTAACATATGAACGCAATAACGAAATTCGTGCAAGACAATGGCCGCACGCCAACGCAGGAGGAAGTCGCGGCCATGATGAAGCAAGTCGCGCGCGAGGACGTGCAGGCATTCCGCAAACGCTGGGGCACGCAGATCGTGCACCCAGAGGATCACAAGAAAAAGTCGGTCGAGGGCAAGCACGTCAAAGCCGAACGCCACGCGGCCATCATACGCATGACGAAGGAGGGCTACACGCAAAAGCAAATCGCGGAGCACCTCGGCATCAACCAAGGCACGGTCGGCACAATCTCGTCACGCATAGGCGCGCGCAAGCACATACAACTGGCCATCGAAATGATCCAAGAAGGCTTCACGAACCGCGCGATCGCGAAGGAGCTCGGGATGACGCACCAAGCCGTGCAGCAAGTCAAAAAGCGCTACGCAGTCAAGGGGCCGCGGGATAGATCATAAGGAGAAAGACAGTGGAAGTGAGAAATTGTGAATATAAAAGCTGCAATAACTTTTTTTCTGCGACTTCAAGACAGTACAAAAAAATGTATTGCTCCAATAGGTGCAGAAATCAAAACTATTACGACAAAAATCTTGAAGCGGTAAGAAAAAGATCGCGTGAGTGGCTAAAAGCAAAAAGAACTTCAGATCCAGAGTTTAGACAAAAATTACGAGAAAAGGCGAGAAAGGAATGGCGCAAGATGTACTACTCGCTGACGCCCGAAGAAAAGCTCGAAATGAACCGCCAAAAATACGCGCAAATCGATATGGAAAACAGGCGCAAAAAAGCGAGGGAAACAAAGCGCGAGAGATACCACAAAGACTTGAACTACAGGCTGTCGTCGATCGTGAGATCGCGCATAAGCCGCTCACTGCGCGACAATAATATCCAGTACAAAAAGTCCAATCACAGCATCGATTTGCTCGGGTGCAGCATCGTGGAGCTAAAAGCGCACCTCGAGGCAAAATTCACAGACGGGATGTCGTGGGAGAACTACGGTGAATGGCACGTCGACCACATCAAGCCGTGCGCGTCATTCGAAAATCTAGGAACATGCCCAAAGCAGCAGCGCGAGTGCTTCCACTACTCGAACTTGCAGCCACTCTGGGCAGAGGACAATCGCCAGAAATACTCCAGCGTCTAAACAACTCCACGAATACTGCGCTTCAGCGGCTTGTTCCAGCTTCCCGCTGACGCGCGTCCAAACGCCATAGTCGTGTGGTCATTGGCCAGCGACAAGCACACAGCGTCAGCGCGGTCGGGAGAGTTCACGCCGCGCTTTTTCATCGCCTCCTTGCTCTCAACTTGCATCTTACCCGAGCTCGTAAAGTGATAACGCGGCGCCGCAAGATCCGCATACAACCCGTCATCCTTCGGCAGCTTAACGTCGAGCCCCTCCAACCACGCCTTCGCCTTGAACCACAGCTCAGCGCGCAAGTTAATGTACGTCTCCTTCTGCGACGACCTCTCCGCCACGTTCAGGCCACGCGCCGGCAGCTCAAGCTCACGCAAGCGATCGAGCACGCCAGCCCCAAAGCCATTGCTGTCAACAATGATCTCGATCGGGCGCTTGCTCGGCGGCAGCGCATCGTATTCCGCCTTCACGGCGCCCGTGAGCTGCATCAGGTCGAGATTTCGCCAGACCGTCAGCGGGTGGATCACTGGCCCCTGCCGCTTACACAGCACGCTGCTGTCATTTCCTTGCCGTGCGACGTCCAAGCCCCAAATCGCAGGCGTGTCATCATCAATCCGGATCTCGTTGTTCATCGCGTGCTCGATCAGCGACACAGGCACCACCGTGTCCTCCTCAGACGGGGGAAAGTTGCCAAGTACACGCACATGATACGCGGGGCTGTCCTCGCCGTAGCGCTTCTTCATGTCGTCAACGAAATCCTCGCTCACGCGCGGGCTCGTGACGCAGCTCACATGCATCGTGTACCAGTCCTCGCGCAGCCGATTGTGCGTGTCGTAAAAGAAGCCCGTGTTCCGCGTCGGGTTGCCCGTAAGCACCGTCGTGGCGGAATGGCCAGACATCGAGCCAGACGCAGCCTCAAAGACCGCGTTGGGCACGCCGCTGGCTTCGTCGGCAATCAGGAGCACGTTCTGGCTGTGAACACCCGCCAACGCCTCCGGCTGCTCCGCACGCGACGTCCTGCACGAAATAAACGTGCTCTCGGGCTGGCTCTTCAACTCAATGCGGTCACTCTTAATCTCGAGCAAATCGTTGAACGGGGGCTTGAGCCGCTTGGCCACGTTTTTCATCTCCGCGAAGCACGCGTCAAAGAGCTGCGAGGACGTGGGGGCCGTGACAACCGTCTTACTCGGAACGCGCATCAGCACATGCCAAATCGCCGCCATCGCGACGGCCGTCGACTTGCCCACACCATGGCCAGAACGAACGGATATGCGCCGCTCAGAGGGCGCGGCAATCGCGTCTAACAGCTCAACTTGCCACTCGTCAGGCTCGATGCCGATGACCTCGCGAGCAAAGCCAACGGGGTCACTGTGGTAGCGGCGCATCAACGTCAGGAACGGGTTATCATTTTTTTCGGGGGTCATGTTAACACTCCGTTAAAAGGGGGTACGGGGGGCGTAGGGGTCGTGCGGGTGTGTGGGGAGGTCATTAGCATTTGCGCCCGCCCGCCTTTTGCGAGGGGGGGGTCGAACGCGGCCGCTCGGCGAAGGTATGCGCGAGGCGCATAGCTAAACGCAAGTCGTATAACAGCTATTATGTTAAAACTTTGATAAGTCATTGCTTTATAACGCTTTTTTCTGAGCCCG